TGATCTATCCGTTTGTTGTATATGGAGGATGCCATCATCTTATATACGTCTTCGCCCCGATCAAACGCTTTAACCAAGTCGTTCTGCCCCGATAACCATGCCAATATTCGCGCCTCAATCTGTGAGGAGTCGGAGTCAATTAGCGCGTAGCCCTTAGGTGGAACGATCGAGGTCTTTAGCAGTGACTTGCGAGGGATGTTCTGAAGATTAAGCTTATCGTCTCCGCCCCATCTGCCTGTGTGTGCCGCATAGTAGCGTAGTGGGACGGGTAATTTGCCGCGTTTGGAAATGTCAATAAACCTTTGAGTCCTTGTCTCTTCTAGCGTACTCTTAGTACCTAGTCGTGCCGCCACCAGTGCTTGCACTCGCTCGTCAGGGTGGTCAGCTAAATCTTTAAACCCTGCATCACTCTTAGCCATAGCAAGTGCAAGTTTGCCTGTCGTTAGGCTGATCTTCATAGGAGGCTCAACACCATACTCACGTAGTCTAGTAGCAAACTTCTCGTTCGACATAAGTACTTCGCGATCGGCGCTGGCGTCGGCGATGAGCTGTTCCTTCTTGGATACCACATCAATCAGATGTTGCTCAAGTAGCGGGAGGTTCAACTCAAGCACTGGTGCTGTGAACATACGTAAAGTTAAGTCAATCAGTTTCAGTTCTTTCTTCTTGAAGTTCGCGAGAAGAATGTTAAACAGTTGGTAGGTTATCTCTACGTCGTTCTTGCAATACTCTCCATAGCGAGCTAGCTCGTCAGGGGTAAAGCTATGTCGGTTCTTGCCCAACGCATTTAGCACCTCTGTACCTTTAGTCCCCAACCCATAGCGCAGAGCTAGCTTTGCAAGACTGTTGCCAACCTCCGTGCCATCGACTGCTCTTGCCATTGCTAGCGTATCACCAAGTACCTTTGGATGGATGTCGAACTGCCACGCTAAGATAGCTCCGTCAAACATCATGTTATGAGCTACCACGAAACTCTCCGGCATATTGAATCCATCAAGCCATGCCTTCGTTTGTTCACGTGTCCCGCTAAACCATTCCGTCGGTTCGTCGTTTACTTTGACACAAACACCAATCGTTTCAAAACGCTCATCACGAACGTACTCCTCTGTTGTTAATTTGGTCAGACTGAATTGCTGATCGTAGTACGTTTCAAAATCGATGGTGATTATGTTCATTTGGTTTCCAATTAGATTACTTGGCGGTCTCGATAGCACGTGTCAGATACCACTGAGCTTTACGCAAGTCTTCCAACTTGTTGCCTTTGTGGTCGGCTCGGGTTACATACTTAACCACGTTACCAAGGTGATAGCTCAAGTCTTTGGCTTCAATGAAGTCAATCGTCTCGATGCCGCCTATCTTATAGTGAGCAGGATGATTGACGGGGTCGGGCTTGGGCTCAAACATCTCTATTTGCATGGGCGTGTACGGTTTAGTTGGTTCTAACTTTTCAAGACCTTTGTCTGAACTAAACACACCAAGCGTTTCCCAATTACCTTTCTTTGCTACCTTTGGCGTCTCCATCTTGCGACGAACAGCGTAGACGTTTTGGTATCGTGTATTAAAATGCGCCGCAATTTCAGCAGTTTTTGCTGTTGGGTTCTCTGCAATATAGCGACGAATTTTTTCTGAACGTGATAGTTTTTTAGGCATTTGATTTTCCTTGAAGTTAAAAAGTTGCATCTTCGTGTTCTGTTGATGCTATTGGTTTTGGTTGGCGTTTATTAAGGGCTATCAACCATTGCCCCTGTGCTCTTTCGAAAGGCCACCACTCTGACCAATCGACCTGTCTCTTGGGATTACTCCTTCGAATAGTGTTTCCACTGACTTGTAACTGTTTCCGCACCCTAGGCAGATTCGGTATCGGTATACTTCTTCCTCCACCTTCCGAGTCTCTCTCACTGTTGACTTGGTTACATTGCACTTTGGGCATTTCAATTTGCACCTCCCTTCTCCTTTAATAACTCGTCATAGTATTTCTTGGGCATTGGCGTCTTCTTAACAATCATTTGTCGTAGCCACTCTGCCCCACCTAATTGATTAAAAATAATCCACTGTCTATCTGACATACGTACCTGTCTCCCTATCAGGGGCTCAGGCGGTTTCGGCCTTGGCATTTAAACAACCTCCACTTCTGCATTAGTTTCTATCCATACATAAGCACCACAAGACAACGGCTTAGTCGGCGAGTACACAACCTTGCTATCACCTTTAATGCTTACCTCATGCGCGTAACGATTGCTCTTGTATGTTTTAACAGTAAGCACTGGGTCGTTTGCGCCATACTTTTTGTTGGCTCTTATAACATGTTGGTTAACGTGAATAATTGTTTTCACGCTTCCACCTTTGCCTGTGCTTTCGGCTTAGCCTTGGTTTTCATAAACGCAATGTCCGGCTCCTCTTTGCGTAGCGCGGCATATTCCAACTGTACTCGTTGTGCGTGGATAATCTTACCTGCGGTGTTATTCATCTCAGCGGCAACTTTTACTTCAATCGTGCCGTTTTTAAGCCCTTCATAAAGTGCGGACAGTTCTGTTGATAATTCACTTATGTGTTTCATAGTTTCTCCTTTGTTTATTACGTGCGTATACTTCTCGTGCGTGAGCGTTTTTAGCGGTTTTTAATTCCTCGGGTGTGTGCTTTCTTACACGCCCAAACTCATCTCTGTTCCTTGGATTAAATGTAAGACCCTTTAATAATGCATCCCTCCTTTTTCTCTCTCTGTTACACAATCGACATTCATACGAACGACCATCTTTAGTTCCATGATTTCTACCAAATGAAATTAGCGGTTTATATTCTCTGCAAGTACTACACTTTTTTTCGGTGCGATCGTTATCTAGCTCTTGCACCTTGCGCTTAATCTTTAGACGAATACGCTCGGCTTCAATAACCTCAGGCGGTACTAAATCAGTTGGCATACGAAGAATTTGTGCTACGTAGCTATCCCTTAATTCAACTCGCCTCTGCTTGGCTTCTTGTTTTGCTATGGGCGCACGTTTATCCCTAGACTTTTGATGCAGTTCGCGTACTCGTTCAGCGTGTGTGGTTCGGTATCGTTCTCCTCTAAGTTTGTCTAACTTACGCCCACGTTCAGTTTTTGCATCTGCGGCTTTCTTTGCGGCTATACGTTCTTTATTAACTTCTCGGTAAGCGCGTTTGCGTTCTCGCACAAGTTCTTTATTAGCCTCACGATATTTCTTTTGATTGGCGGCTATTAGTTCTTTATTAGCGTCACGATACTTTTTGTTATGGGCGGCTTTGAGTGCTTTCTTTTCCGCGTCCGTCATTCTTCTAGCACCCCTTCCAAAATAAATTTAATTCGGTCAAGCATATCGGCCCTATCGCCATACTGTTGTGGGTACGCGAGTACTCTACTGATTTCAACCAAAGCTAAGTGGTATGCGTCGCCATTCAATGCGTGTTTTAACTTTAGCTCGTCATGTGGGTAGGTAAATTCAAGTACGGCTTTCATACGCCATCCCCTTAGTGAGCAATATAAGCAGTCTTGCTTTGCGCCATGTTATTCGCACATCAGTATTAGCTGAATTACGATACTTAAACTTAGGGTCTGTGCAAGGGCGTAAAGGAATCGCCTTAGTTGAATATCTCAGTTGTTCCATTTAATTTCTCCTGTTAAAACAATTTGTAATTTTGGCCTACCGCGAAACTCTATGGTTTCTTCTCGGGAACGGTCATTGTTTGCTTAGCAACAATGTCTCTAGGTCTTCCACGTTGGACTCGTTGATAACGAAAGCCAAGCCGCCAGCAACGCAAATTCTAGCGAGCTCTCTATTCTGCAATGCAGTCGTAGTGCCGCCTTTACCTTTGCACTCGATCGCAAAGAATAAACCATTTAGGCAACCAATGATATCGGGGATACCACTACGCCCATACCCACCAGTAGTAGGCATAAAATAATACGCGCCCATCGTGTCTAAAGTCTTTTTAACTTTAGCTTTTACTTTACCCTCGGGTGTCATTGCCATAATCATCCTTCAATGTTGACTTAGTATAGCACATAAAAAAGCCCAACACAATGGTCGGGCATAAAAAAAGACACAATGACCATTAGTCATTGTGTCTCGGTAGTTAAGTAATTAACTTAGCAGTCGGTGA